CGGTCCTGAAGTCGATGACGCCCAAGGGGTCGACGCGCAACACGCGGGCTGGCTTTAAGCGGGACGCCGGCGGCCGGTTTGTCGCCGGCAGTCGGAAGAAGATGCGGGTCCGCGGCGGAGCCCTGCGCCGGGCCGTGACGACCAAGGCGAAATACATCGGCAAGAACGCGAGCGGGATCGTGTACGGCACCATCGGCTACAAGGCTGGCTTCGAAAGCCGGAAAGCCTTGTGGCTGGAGTTCGGCACGAAGAACATCAAGCCGCGCCAGATCATGGAGAAGTTCCGCCGGCAGTACGGCACTCCGGCAGCCGGCAAGCTGGCAAAGGAAATGCGGGCCGCGCTGGAGAAGGCGGTCCGCGAGATGGCCTCGGGCAAGAATCCGACCCGCGTCTACTCCAAGGGCGGCGGCTGGAGGGCTGGCTGATGGGAGCGCCTCACAACTGGCTGAAGGCGGCGATCGAGGCGGCAGCCGCCGGCGTCAACGCGTTCCCGGTGGAGATGACCGGCGGCGGCGACCCGCCCTACATCATCTACCGGCGCGAGCAGACCGAGCGGGCCGGCATCCTCGCCGACACGCTCGACTACTCGCCCGGCCCCAACGAGCTGCCGCCGGTGGCCCGGTTCGAGGTCGTCGTCTACGCCGACTCCTACGTCGAAGCCTGGGAGATCGCGGAGGCCATCTCGGCCGCGATCCACAGGTTCCAGGGTTCGGAGCACGGCGAGACAATCCACGAGTGCCAGGTGGTGGACGAGCGCGACGGCGACGCCGGCTACCTGGAGGGTCGCGAGCAACCGACCTACACCGTCGAACTTGCGGTGGACATCCGCTACCAGGAGTAACCGATGCCCGACTTCCTGACTTCCCACGGCACGACGTTTACGTTCGACGGCAACACCTACAAGTGTGTCGACATCAGCCGCGAAGGCTCCGCCCCGAGCCGCGAGCGGGTGGACATGAGCACGCTCGACCTGGCCGAAGACGACGAGCAGGTGTTCAAGCGGGCGCCGCTGAAGCCGAAGCGCGACCCGAAGAAGTTCACCATCACCTACCGCACCCAGGACGACACCGCGGAGATCGAGGAAGGCACGGAGGGCGAGCTCGTCACGACCGGCGGCAGCGGCACCTACCGCGTCACCGCCGTCGGCGAAAGCCGGAAGCTGAACGCCTACCTCGAAGGGACGGCGACGTTCGAGGAGATGATCGACGACGAGGCCGTGGCCGGATCCTGACCGGGAGGTCCCATGCCCGGCTTCTACTCTGCGCAGGGCACGACCGTATCCTTCGACGGCGTGCCGATCGGCTACCTGACCGGGTTCGACGAAGAGGTCAAAGCCGGGCAGCTCTACGACCGGACGAACGTCACGAGCCAAGTCGTCGGCGAAGGCGCAAACGCTCGCGTGATCCGCGAGTATGACTGCACGAGCATCGAGCCGCCGACGCTCACGTTTACGTTCTGGGGGCCGCCGTCTTTCCAGTCGACCGACGCTGGACTCAAGGCCCAGATCGTGTTTGATGCACCCGGCTCGACGATCTCGGGCGAGGCGATCCTCGTCTCGTTCAACCATGCCGGCCGGGCCGGGCAATGGTCGACGGGGTCGGCCACGTTTCAACTCACCGGAGCACTCGCAGGATCATGATCAAGTTCGACGAACTGCTCGATCTCGCCGCCCGCAAGGGCCCGCTCGAATACGAGGTCAAAGCCTGGGGCGGCCGCAAGGTGTTCGTCCGCGATCCGTCCTCGGCCGACGTGGACGAGTGGCGGGTGTGGTGTCGGAACCACATCGGCGGCGGTCAGCCGATGGCCGCGAAACTCGTCCAGATCATGCTCTGCGACGAGCACGGCGAGCGCATCGTCCCGCAGACCCAGGAGGGCCTCGAGCAGCTCGCCGACCTGAACCCGCGAGGCATTGACGAACTGGCGGCGTTCTGCCTGCCGCTGGTCAACGAGCCGAGCGAGGAGGCCCTGGAGGAGGAAAAAAAAGGCTGAGGGCGGACCCGTGGGAACTGTTCACCTACCGGCTCGCCCTGGAGATGAATGTCTGGGATGTCGAGGACCTGAAGAAACGGATCACGCGGAGGCAGCTACGGAAGTGGCTGGCGTTCTACCTGATCGAGCCGTGGGGCCAGCCGTGGCTCGTGGCCGGTCGGATGACGAGCCTGATCCGGGCGGCCCTGATCGGCAAGTTCGACAAGCACGACGAGGAGCGGTTCCTGCTCACCTACCGGCCCGGTGACGAGCACCGCTCAAAGGTTCCGCTCACCGACGACCAACTGTCCGAAAAACTGGCGAGCCTGCCCGGGCTCACGAAGAAGAAAAAAACATGTCGATCATCGGCAAAGTCTCCGCGGTCTTCACGGCCAACTCGTCGGGGCTCGTCTCGGGCGTGAATCAGGCCGCCCGGGCGATGAGCCGCATGGAGTCCTCCGTGGCCTCCCTGCGGTCGGGCATGAACACGCTCGTCGCGATCCAGGGGGCGCAACTGTTCGGCTCGGTTGCCTCGGGAGCCGCGTCAGCGGCGAGGGCCTTTCTGGATCTCGGCAGGTCTGCGGCCGCCGGGATTTCTGACGCCGTCGAGCAGGCGACGACGCTTGGCGAGGAGACCTCGAAAAGCGGCGTGATTTTCGGCGAGTCTGCCGCACGGGTCATGGACTTCGCGAAAGGCGCGGACGCGATCGGTCTATCCACCGCCGCAGCACTTCAGGCGACCGGGTCGTTCGGAAACCTGTTTACGGCCATGGGGCTCGGCCGCGATCAGGCGGCAGACTATGCGACCACCATGACCGGCCTTGGTGCAGACCTGGCGTCCTTCAATAACGCGACAGTCGAAGAGGCCGTTCAGGCCATCGGCGCCGCCCTGCGTGGTGAAGCGGAGCCGATTCGTAGGTTCGGCGTATTGCTCGACGAGGCGACGCTCAAACAGGAGGCGCTGGCAAGGGGGCTTATCTCGTCCACGTCTGGGTCGCTCACGCCAGCCATCAAAGCGCAGGCGGCATACGCTGCGATCCTGAAGCAGACGACATCCGCGCAGGGAGACTTTGCAAGGACAAGCGGTTCGCTGGCAAACCTCGGGAGAATCGTCGGCGCTCAGGCGTCGAATCTGGCCGGAGACGCCGGCTCCGCGTTCGAGCCGTTGTTCCAGGCTGGCATGTCAGCGATGTCGAACATCTTGACGGAAGTCAGGCCGTTCGTCTCTCAGGTGGCAGCCTCTGTTCGTGACACCATGGACGTGATCGGAGCGGCCATCAAGAGCCTCGGTTCACAGTTGGCGTCTTTTCTTGGTGGACTCAATGGAACGGATATCGGAAAAACGATCGGGGACGGCATCATGGCCGGTGCCCGGTTCCTCGCCGGTATTGGCGACTACATCATCACGAACTTCTCGTCGGTCTTTCAGTACCTCTCCGGAGTCGGCGCGCAGTGGGGCGCGGTGGCCGACTTCATGAACCGGGCCGCGAACTTCATGTCGGGGGTGTTCAACGCCGCCCAGGCGGGCCTCGGGCTGATCGTCCTCGGCTTCACTGGATCGTTTGAGGCTCTCGCCACGATCGCACAGCAGATCGGGAAGTTCCTTGGGTTCGACACGTCCACGCTCGACGGCGTGGTGGCTGGGGCTAAGGCCTTCAATCAGGAGATCTCGAACGGGATCACGGAAAATCTGAACGCGGCGCAGGCTGGGTTCTCGGCCGCGTTCGCGGCAAACGCCGACCCCGTCGGGCAGGCCGTCGCCGGCCCTCTGACAACGGCCCTGGACAATGCGATTTCCAGAGCCGATGCGTCTGCCGCGCAGATCGGCGAGTCTGGCAAGGGTGCCGCGGCGGCCGCCGGGCAGCAGATCGCCGACGCGGTCGCTCTGGCCGCGGAGCCGCAGGCCCTGAAGGCCGTTGACTCGCGGTCAAGCGAGGGCGTCGCCGAGATGTTCCGGCTGATGCGGGGCACGGGCGCGGATGTCCAGGAGCGGCAGCTCGCCGTCCTCGAGGACATCGCCGCCACTCTGGACAGCCAGGAGCAGGACACCCCATTCGCGATCGAGGGGGCCTGAAACCATGGCATGGGTCGACTACCAGCGGAAACCGACGGGCCTGTCCGGCAAGTACGGCGAGAGCCTGCGCTGCCCCGAGCGGTGGCAGATCCGCGTCGACAGCCCGCTCACGTCGAAGGCCGAGATTCTGGGCGGCGTCACCGCCGAGATTGGGATCACCTGGGGCTCGCCCCACTGGGAGTTCCCCGGGCTGCTCGCCCAGGAGTTCGATCTCCAGCCCGAGAGCGACGACGGGATGCGGTGGATGCTCACGGTCCAGTTCTACTCGCCGCCCCCGGGGAAGAAGATCACCGAGAACGGGATCCCCGAGGACGTGTGGGAGCGGTCCGGCGGGACGACGAGCGTCCCGGCGTTCACCGACATCGACGGCGAGATGATCGTCAACTCCGCCGGCGATCCCCTGGAGGGACTGGAGCGCGAGCGCGAGGAGACGAGCTGGTCGCTGACCAAGTATTACGCCGACGAGACCGACCTCGACGACGACATCGAGGCCGCCGCCGGGGCGCTCAACCAGACCGAGTGGGCAAACCAGGACGCAAAGACCTGGAAGTGTTACTTCAAGGGCTCGAAGAAGCAGACGATCAGCCGCCTCGACGGCGACGATGACGGCGGGAAGCTGGAGTTCATCGAGAGCCGCTGGGAGTTTCGCCTGGAGCCCGACACCTGGAAGGCGAAGCCGTGGGATGTCGGGTTCATGGAACTGATCGACGGCGGGTCCGGCTCCGGATCGGGCGAGCGGCGGGCCATCGTGGGGAGCGACGGGAAGGCCGTGAAACAGCCCGTCGCCCTGATGAGCGACGGCACGGCCAAGCCTGCGGGCGAGCCGCCGGACGTGATCAACGGCGGCGCAGGCGTCGACCTCTACCCGACCGCGGACTTCGACACGATCTTCGGCACGCCGAGGCAACTGCCCGATGGCTCGTAAGGTCACGTTCAACGAGAACGACGCCCGGCGGATCGCGGCGGCCACGCGGGCCTATGAGCGTGGAAACCGCGATCAGCCGCCGATCAAGTTCCGCGCCGCTGGCGGCGACGACGGCGAGCCGGTGCGGATCGGCAAGACCTCGACCGAGTGGGCCAAGGGCACCACGCGGACGATCACGCTCTGGGAGACCGGCACCCCGCCCGACGAGACGCAAGGCGGCGGGACGCTGGAGGGATGTGTGAACAAGTTCGGCACGGTCGGGGCGAACAAGTGGGTCGCCCTGATGCGTGGCGTGAACGGGAAATTCTACTTGATCGCGGCGGAGTGCTGATGGACATCCTCGCGGCCCTCGCGTCCGACCCGACGGCCCTGCCGCTGTGGGCCGTGCTCGCGTTCGCGGCCAGCATGTACCCGGTGGGGATGCTGTTCGGGTGCCAG